CTAGTTCTTCTGGTTTTTTACGTGGCATTATTTTCCCTCCTTAATAAGTGTGTCGATCTTATGCCCATTTTGTTCAATTTTTCTTTCATTTACTTCTGGTGTTGCATCAAAGATAATCTTTTCAATCTTTAATCCTGGTATTCTTTCGTTAGGTACATAGCGCCATATATAGTCGCCATCAAATTCACCACCTTTTTTGTGTATACCAAATACAGTTTCTGTATTACCTATTTTAACTATTAGTGCTCTTTCACCGTCTAGTATAACTTTGTCGCCTTCTTTGAATGCTGGATTCATTTTGAAAGCCATGCCCTTTGCTATTTTAGTTGCATAATCTTTAAACATTAGTGTTACAACTAATGCAACTAATGCTGCAATAAAAGGTGTTGCTAATTCTGCTAATTCAAGTCCTACACCTCCTGCACTCATTATTTCATTTTCCACGTTTCTTCTCCAATGCTTTTAGTCTAGCATCTAGCTCAGGCCAAACTTCAAATTCATATAATTCTTTTGGAGGGTGACTATTAGTCTCTAGTTCACGTATACGTGCTTCTAGATCATCAATTTTTTTAGTTACTTTTGGATATCTTTTGCGCCATGCCTCTGGATCGTCTTGAAGGAAGTCCCAACCAAAACGATCTACTAGACTATCTAGTAGTGCATCAAATTTAGACATTAAGTATAATGCTGCGTGTGTGTTTCTAAACCACGCTAAAAATGCTGCGCCCAACAGCGATCCAGCTATTGCTGTGTAAATCCACAGCGTATCGCCGAACATACGACTAATCATTTCCATTAGCTACCCTCCGCTAATGTATTTATTCCTATTTTTGTAAAACTTCGTTACCTATTACAACTCTGTCTATAGCAGTTTTGTGGAATATTTCCCATGCGTTACTTTTATATCCTGCAATGGGTTTTGTATTGACATTTAAACTTGTGTTTAACAGCATAGGTATTCCTGTTAGCTTTCTAAATTCTTCTATAAGTTCAGCATACAGTAAATTTTCATTACCTACAGTTTGTATACGACAAGTACCGTCTATGTGTGTAATTGGTTTAAATTTTTGTTTATCTCTAACTTTTTGAACATAAAGCATGTAAGGACTAGGTTCATCCCATTCAAAATATTCATTTGTATAATCAAGCAATATTGATGCACCGAAAGGTCTATATGGTTCTCTAAATTTAACTTTGTTATTAATTATATCTTTTCCGTCTTTAACACTAGGGTTCATTAAAACTGATCTATTTCCTAGTGCCCTTGGACCTATTTCACCTTTGCCTTGATACCAGCCTACAATTTCTCCTCTAGCAAGTCTTTCTGCTGTTTCTTTAATAGTTTTAGAACTTGCAACCGTGTTAGGTTCTTGATCATCTTGCCAAAATGGGAATCCGTCAGTATCAAAAGGTTCAGCATCGTATATTTGTCTTAATACTTCTATACATCCTAAACTTAATCCATCGTCTGGAGAATGCGGAGGTATATGAATATTAGGAATAACTTCTTTAATTTTAGTATTAATAACTGTATTTTGTGCGATTCCGCCTGAATATGTAATTATTTCGTCCGGATTACAAAATTTTAAAAAATAGTTAGGATAAATTTTTTCTAAATGATCATGTATTGTACGCAACCAGTCTACCCATTTGCTTTCTTCTAAATTATTAGTACCTTTGTAAGCATACCATTTTTGTATGTTTAGAAGTTCTGCAACATCGTACATACCACAATGAGAAATTTGTTTATAAAACTCAACATCAAAATTTCCGTAGGATTTTAGCCCCATTAATTTGCCTGCATGATCTAGCAAATAACCCTTCATACCTACATGCGAACCTATAGTACCAAAGTAGCGACCAATACTTTCTGCTTCAGACAACTTGGCATAATGAAATACTTTTTTGTTTTTATAAATTGTATGCGAACGTTCATCATCACCAAAACCGTCAAAAACAAAGTCTGTTGTAGACTCAATACCCATAGGCCAGCAACTCATTACATGTGCATAATGATGATCTATTCTATAAATTGGACATTTAACATGATCCCAGTGAGGGTAAGAATGGTTAAGTAATTCATACGGAGCATCGTAATCATTTACTGATATACAATCATAGTTTTTATCGTCAACGACAATTCCTATTGCATCTATATCAGCAACATCAATATTCCATTCTTCTAAAACAAACAACCAATCATAAAGATTAGCAAAAGAATGATGTTTAATTTGTGTGTTTCGTTCTGTCTTTCTATATTTGACAGTAGTGCCTATAGACAAAGATATGTTTGTGTCATGTTCACACAATCTAAGCCCTAGGAAAACGGACTTATTATTAATCATTGAATGGGTTTAAGTCTATACCTTTATTAAGTTGAGCTTCTCTTGCAGCATCTTCTTCTTCTTCAGCTTGACGCTGTGCTTCTGCTTCATCAAGAGCTTTGTTTGCTGCTTTGTAATAGTTTTCATATGCAACAATAATCTGTTGTTGTTGCTGTACTAACGCACGAATGTCTGAAAAGTTTAATCCTAAAGCTCCATAACCGTCACCGGTTAGTGCATAGAAGGCAAATGCCTTGCCTTCGCTTTCAATACGAGCTTTTACTTCTTCGATATTATTTTCGTTAATAACAATCCACTCAATACGGCGCATGTTGACTTCGTCAACTGGCGGTAGCACCAATTCCGGTTTATCAATCGGTTTGCTGGTTATTTGTATTACTTGTGGGGTCGTTGAGCATGCCGCGAGACTTATAAGTATCATAAAGCCAAGGGCACTCTTTGTTAAAAGACCTTGCATTTTCTGCATTTTTCTCATCCTCTGTTAGTTCAGCACCACTTAATAATTCAAAGCATCTGCCTGCATTTATACTACCTCTATTTACCGCTCTTTCAATTGCTGCTGGGTTAGCTATGGCTGCTGCGGTCATATCAATATCTGCTAGTTTATTTGCTAGTTCTTGATTTTGTCTACGAATATTAGCAAACTCAGTGTTTACTTTTTTTAATTCTTCATTAGCGGCAGCAAAATCCGCCGCCATTGCCTTGATTGTTTCTTCGTTTGTGGCAACTGCCAGTTCAAGTTTAGCATTGTTTTCAGTTAGTACAGCAATAGTCCGTTGTGTATCAGTGTAATACCAATATCCTATACCACCCATAGTCATTATAACAATTAAAAGCATTCCTGACAGTTTCATAATTTAACCCTCAAACATTAATTTAAGACTTGCAGGACCCATAATACCGTCTGCTGTTAGACCGTTTTCTTCCTGCCAAGCTTTTACGTGTGCTTCTGTGCCTCTACCAAAGACTCCATCTGCACCAATTTCTAATTCTTCTTGCACTGCACGTACTGTTGGTCCTTTTGATCCTAAACGCACTGTTTCGTACACAATAGCAGCTGGTTCCCAGTCGCCGCCTAGCACTTCCATAGCGTGTTTGTAATGCTTTTCACGATCTTCTAAACCAATGTAACCACCGTTGATACGTTTTGTAGCACCTTTGATGTCCATTGCATCTGCATACTTATTTAGACCATTTGTATCCCAGAACCAGCAAGCACTATCTAGTGCGCCTTTTTTGGTGCGCACATATTCTACTGCTTCTTCGGGTGACATGTCAACTTCTTCGCCAAACTTCGTATAGTTGTAACGACCTGTAAGTTGTAGAATGCCGCCGCCTCTAAATGTCCAGCCGTCGCCTGAATCAATATCGCCATTGTCCATTCTGTTTGCATAAATTACATTTGCAATCTTGCGTGGTTGTCTGTGATATTCTTGAGCATCTCTACCTGCCCTTTCAAAATATTTTGGAAATATTGCGTTAAGTGCTTTTGCACTATAATTTAAATTTTCACTTAGTACTTTAAAATTGTTTGATTCATGTCCACACTGTGCAATAAACATCGCTACACGCTCTGCAGAGTCAACCTCCCAAAGAGGAAGTATTTCACACATTGCATCGTACCAATCTTCTGCTTCTTCGTTTCCGCGAAGCAATTCTATCACCATTTCTTCGGTGAATTCAAAGCCAAAATCTTCTGCTGCCATTTTTTTATCCTTTATACTACAATCCTTTCAAGAACAAGAGTGTGCCCCTCATTTTCGAAAGTTAACTTACGCCCATATTTAGTAATATTGTAGTCGCCTATATACTTTGTAAGAAAAATAATTTCTGCAAAGTCGTCAGCGTTAAAAGATTCTGTAATAGAATCCAGTGTTTCTTGTGTCGGCCCTATATCTTTAAATTCAAATGCTATTGGATCTGCATATGCTTTTTTAATAACAAGCATATTGTCTTCCATATACACTTCTTCTACAAAACTTTTATCAAAAAAGTTTTTGTAATTTTGTAATCTTGTTTCTTGTATTGCAACGTCATAATCGTCTGCGGTTGTTGGCAGAAATTCTTGTAAATTTTCTTGTGAAAAACTTTGGCTCTTAAAGTTTTTGTAATATCTGAATCTCATATCATTAGTGTCAGCAAGTTTTGATACACCATCTATCAATTCCATTATATTGTCTGACGCATCATCAGTTCTTTCAATTTCTACAAAAACTTTGTAAGTACCGTCGCTAGTTTCTCCCGAAGTAGCGTCAGCATCTAAAACAAATGAATAACCTCTTTCAAAAAAGTTACTCATGTCAGTTGCCGATTCGCCTGTTTTTGTACTAAATGCTATTGTGATAATATCAGAGTCGGAGCCCATCTTACTTTTATATGAATCTATTTCTACAACCTTATCGACAAGGTGTTGTAAATCTCCTGTACGCAAAGTCATTATTCAGCTCCCTCTGGTGCTTCTGCAGCCAGTTCGTCTGCTTGCTGCGCTTCTGGTGCAGGTGCCATTGTATCAGCAGTTGCAGACATGTCGTCTAAATAACCTGTATATATGTCAGCAATTAGTTTCTTTGGCATCATTATTTCAACTACCCATATAGGATGTCTGTCTAGTTTACCTTTTTTAGTACCTGGGCGAATATCATCTGGCGATTCAATTTTACGTGGTAATATTAAAGACGTCTTTTTGTATTTTACTTTACAGTCATAATCTATAAGACGCTTTCCGCCCATTGGATCTGGCATTTTATCTTCAGGCCAATAAAAGCTGCATGTTACCCAATGCCGTCCAATGTTTGGTCCTTCTGCTAGTTCTCCATCTTCCCAATTTTTATACACATAAAGGTCTAAATGGTCAAGCACTCTCTCAAAATCTTTTAACACTTTGAAAGCTGTATTAGAATCATAGATTGATTCTATGTTTTTGATTATGTCTAATGAATCATGCATATTGAAACCTATCACTTTATATTATTTATCTGAAAAGACTACTTATGATTTTTTTGTAAAGAGAAAACAAAGTGTTTTTTATAGTATTCAAACTTATAAATACATTTGTAGAGCAAGTGTGTTCTACACACTGCGTTCTACTCCACATCCAAAGGAGGACACTTAATGGGTGCAAAGAGAAAGGCTGCCCGGCAGTCAAAAAATAACTATAGTAATGTAGTTAACGTCAACTTTACAACACAAAAACAACAACAAGTAAAAATACTTCCAAGAAATAGAAATCAAGAACAATATGTACTTCAATTGTTAGACGAAACCAAAGACATAGTATTTGGAATCGGTCCTGCAGGTACGGGTAAAACACTACTTGCAGTACAGGTCGCAGTTAAACTATTCAAGGAAGGGCAAATTGATAAGATCATTGTTACAAGACCTGCTGTTAGCGTAGATGAAGACTTAGGCTTCTTACCAGGAACACTAGAACAAAAAATGGCTCCATGGACTAGACCTATATTTGACGTACTAAGAGAATATTTCAATGCAAGAGAAATAGAAGGCATGATCGAAGAGGGTATAATTGAAATAGCGCCACTAGCATATATGAGAGGTAGAACTTTTAAAAACAGTTTTATACTTGCTGATGAAATGCAGAACGCTACTCAAAATCAAATGAAAATGCTACTTACACGTCTAGGCGAAGGCTCTATGATGGCTGTAACAGGCGATCTAGCTCAAGCAGATAGACTAAAGGATAATGGTCTAATAGACTTTACAGACCGTCTTGCAGAAGCAAATTTATCTCATATAGATATTGTAAACTTTGGACAAGGAGATATAGAAAGACACGAAGCTGTAAAAGAAGTTCTCAAGATTTATGGTGATGAATAACTGTAATATTTGACTTCTCTAAAAATTTAATTCCCTGTGTACTACGATATTCATTTTTGTAGTACACAGTTGATATACCACTTTGATAAATGAGCTTGGAACACTCTATGCAAGGTGAGTGTGTGATAAAAATAGTTGCCCCTTCACCGCTTTCAGAAGATCTGGCAAGTTTAGCAATCGCATTTGATTCTGCGTGAAGCACTTCCTTTTTGCTTTTGGTAATAGTATTACCCCATTCGTCTTCACCGTACCATTCCTCACAGCAGTTATCCCAGCCACTGGGCATACCATTGTAGCCAATGGAGATAATACGATCATCTTTTACAACAATCGCTCCTACTTGTAGACGTTTGGCACTACTTAGTTGTGCAAAACGTTCAGCAACGTCCATATATGCATTTATAAACTTACTTTTCATTATTTTCTTTCTTTAGCAAGTACAACAAATATTCGTTTTGCGTATAATTTAAAGTCCAACTACGTCCTTGTATTGGAGGTCTGCCAGTTTCGTCAAAATATATGTGTAATTCTATATATTTTTTTAACCATATACGTTTTTTACTAAAACTACTTTTGACAGGCAACCAAGCAAATTTTTCTTTAGGCTCCTCTACTCTATCAAAGAATGCACTTATATGCTTCATCCTATTCCTAATAATCTAAGTATAATAGGCAAACCAAATATAAAAAATAATAAAAGATAAAAATTAAATTTTAAGCGTGTAAGTTCTCGCTCTAGTTTTAAAATTTTAAATGCTGCACCTTCAACATAGCGTTCCCAGTCATCCATTTGCATTGTTTTACGAGCAACTTCTTTTGCTTCTCGTTGTAATTCGTAGTTTTCTTCGTCGTTATTAAACATGTTATACCGCCATTGGTGCTTTAATACTATCCATTGGAGTATAATTTATAAGTTTATACTGATCTGGAGTAGTTTTTACAAGTTCATCTAAATCTGTAAATGCAGGCATTATCAAACTAGGTCCGCTTTGAGGAGTTCTTGTAATTTGTTCCTTAACTTGTTCCATATGATTTTGATAGATGTGACAATCGCCACCAGTCCATACAAAATCACCTACTTTTAAATTAAGCAACTGTGCAAACATATGCGTCAATAAACTGTAACTTGCAATGTTAAATGGAACACCTAAGAACATATCTGCTGAACGTTGATATAATTGACAACTTAGTTCACCGTCTTGTATATGAAACTGGAATAGTGTGTGACAAGGCGGAAGTGCCATGACATTTACTCTATCAGCATTCCACGCACTTACAATGTGACGTCTACTATCTGGGTCATAATACATATTTTCAAGCACTTCTGCAATTTGGTCGACAAACCCTAGTTGTGCATCCCACTTACGCCATTGGTGTCCATATACAGGGCCTAGGTCTTTAGTTGTATCGTCGTTGATATACCCCAAATCTTTACCTTGTGCATCTGCATTAGCAGTCCAAATGGTTGTTTTGCCTACAAGTTCTTCTCTCGGCTTGCCATAGTGTATTTCAGCAAGTCTACGCTCGTCACTAGATCCTTCTAGCATCCAAAGTAGCTCGCTTACTACACTCTTCCATGCAAGCTTCTTTGTTGTTACAGCAGGGAATTCATTCCGCAAATCAAAACGCATTTGATAGCCAAAAACACCTCGTGTGCCTACACCTGTTCTATCACTGCGATCATTACCGTTTTCTATTATATATTTTAGTGCATCAAGATACTGTTTCACGTTTACTCCAAATTTCAAATGTCACGCCATCCTTTTCTTCACACCAAGATCTTTCAAATAATGTTTCGATCTTTTTTAATGGTAGATGCGTGTCGCATTCATATTCTCCTGGAATACGACTTAAATAAAATTCGTCAATTACTCCTAGTGTTTGTTCAATAATGTTTGGACCACCAATGATCCAGGTAATTAAACCAGGTGATTCTATTTCTAAACTGCGTACACCTGCACATAGATCGCCATTAATATAACCATGTGCTCCAGGATAATCAGTTTCTTTACTAGTTGCTAGTACATTTACACGTTTAGGCAAAGGTCGAGGCATGTGAGGATCCTTCCAAGTGGTAGATCCCATTACAACAATATGTCCTGCTGTGTTGTCTTTAAACCATTTTAAGTCTGTGCTATTGTGTGGCCATGGTAGTGTACCATCTTTACTTACTCCACCTTTATCATCACACGCTAAAATTGCACGTATCATTAAACATCTCCTTCCCCTGCTGCTGGACTTAGAAGTTCTAATTTGTTAGGCACATCTTCCCAATCAACTGCATCGGGTAATGAGCCTTTTGATTGTGTAATTACAGGCCAAATATTTGCATAGCGGTCGTTTATTTCAATCCATTTTATTCGTTCTGGTTCTGACAAGTCACTGTCTGCAACAATAGCATCAATAGGACATTCTGGAACACAAACTCCGCAATCTATACATTCGTTAGGATTGATTACTAAAAAGTTTTCACCTTCATAAAAACAGTCTACAGGACATACTTCTACGCAATCAGTATGTTTACACTTAATACAATTTTCTGTAACTAGATATGTCATTATATCCTCGCAAGGCGAATTAATGTCGCCGCTAAATTAATTTCAGGATCCACAACAAGCGTGTGATCAACCATTCCTTGTTTAATTGTTAGAACTGCTGTATCTTGTTTTTCTTCGTCACCGAACAATTCAATGTTATCATACAGCCAACGATACACTTCTTCCATCTCTTCTGGACGGATGGCTCCGCACAACAGTTTACGTGCTTCTTGAATCTTGCCTGCTTTAAACAGTTCAACCATTTCAAGTTTCCAGTCGCTTTCGCCAGTGTCACCTTCATTAGGTTTGTTCAATACACCGTCAACGCTATTCATTTGTACAGTGTTGATACACTTACGCAAGTCTGGGTAAGTTGCTTTTACGTATGTATCAAGTGTATCCAAATCAGGAGTAACACCTTCAGTGATAAGAATTTCAGCAACTCTAGCTGTGAACTCAGTTTGGTCAATTTTAGCAATGTGGAAACCTTGACACCTACTGTGCAAAGCGGGTATAACACGATTTGGATAGTTACAAGTAAGAATAAAACGAGCAGTAGTATGATACTCCTCCATAACACCACGCAGTGCCGCTTGAGCGTTTGGAGATAAGTAGTCAGCTTCATCTAATAGTACCACCTTAAACTCGCCAAATGGAATCATTTGAACAAAGTTTACAATTTTATCACGTACATCGTCTACTGAGTTTGTACGACTTGCGTTTATTTCTAGTATGTCTAGGTCATTAACATCTAGTTCGTTAAACAACAGTTTAGCAAGTGTTGTTTTACCAATACCTGCATTTCCGCTAAACAACAAATGCGGAATAGTTTTGTCCTTTATCCATGTATTTACTTGATTTCGCTGAGCTTCATCTCTAAATACATAACCATCTACCGTCTTAGGACGATACTTTTCTACCCATAGCTCTTTCAATTTTTGTTCCTCGTATCATATATTATTTGTATTGTACACTCTCAATGAAATTAAGTAAACCTTTTATTCCAAATAAACCTTTATTTTTTGCAGTTTCTATATCAAATCCGTTTCCTAACAAATAAGAACTGTTAGGGCTTTCTACACTGTTCCTAGCATTTTTCCATAATTTATTTTTTACGTCTTTTACATCAGTCCAATGCATTTTACTATTTTTTATATCAATTAAAATTTGTAATTCGTCTGTGTCAATCAAATGTTCGTTCCACAATATATGCTTTATTAAAATTATGTCTGTTAGCATCCAAGACACATATTTTACATCAAATCCAACCTTACTATCAACCTGCGGGAAGTAACCAAGATTGTGTACAAACCATTCTTCTTTTTTAATTACATGATCTCTATTATTTTCATCAAATTTTTGACTCCAATTACACTCTATTGTTGGCATACAGTTCCAAAAATTATTATAGTGTATTAGAGCTTGTTGCCAAAATGTGTTTCCGTAACCAGGTGTTTGCAATAAATCAACATACAAATTATACTTTTCTTCATCAAATACTTCTACTTTATTGAACTTAATTGCAGCTAGATGCTTTATAAGTTGTGACATAGTGTTTGCATTTAGTGTCTTTGGCTGAATTAGCATTGATGCAAAATTAATAAGTAAAGCTGCACAAGATTCTTGCATAGTATCTTTATTTTCAATAGATACTATTTCTTCGCCTATTGGATATTCAAAAAAAGGATTTGCATGTACAGAGTGAGAATACAAGTCAATTTTATCTATATCACTATTTTCTTTGTTTGAACCCACCAAACGACTTCCAACAACAGCAGAAAAAACTAATTTTTCATGTTCTAAATGGAAGTTAAATTGGTGTGGTTGTTTATGCATATACTAAGCCTAATTCTTTATATGCCATTTGTACACCTTTTGCTTGGTAGTAAGCATCTGCTAGTGCATTGTGCAAATTAGACTGCATACCTTTGCGAGGATCAGATTTTAAAAATCCGAACATAGTTCTGCTATCACGCACTTGCCAAAAGTTCCAAGGAATAGACTTACTATATTGTCTGCACATATCCTCTAGTATGGTTATATCAAAACCGTAACCGTGTCCCCACAGAATATCAACACCATTCATCCATTTTGGTAATGTACTTAGAAACATTTCTGGATCGACTCTACCTTCTTCTCCAAACGCTTCTTCCTGAGCAGCTGCATCTTGTCTGCCCCACCATGCAACTGTATCATCACTTACTGCTCTGTCTTGCATGTCTAGATCAAGTTTGTAATAAAACTCGCTATGTGGTTCTTCGTCTGTAAAAGGATTAAATTTTACACCACCTACTGTGAGCACAGTAGCCTGAGGTGTAGTGTGCAGTGTTTCTAAATCGATCATTGCGTGAGTTGTCATATTTATTTGCCTTTTCTATTTTCCTGTCCAATGCCTGAAAGAATTAATAATACGTACAAGATAGGCCAAGCCCAACCTGTTAAATATCCAGTAATATGAAGTACCATTAGCACAATACCTGTTGCGCCTGTAGTACCAATGCCTGCTGTTTGTGGTGCTGGTATTAACATCAAGAGATCTCCTTACATTTTATACATATTATAACGTATAAACTGTAAGGAGTCAAGTATTTTATTTTATTTAGACTGGAACGCCTAGTATTTCAACTTCTTGTGGTAAGAACTTGTCTAATTGTGGAGGCTGCCAGCCTTCTGGCTTCAGCACTTTACCATCTTCTCTTTTGCGTACTTTACCTGTGTCGGGATCAATCTTTGCAAAGTTTGTATCCATAACTTCTTTCCAAGCACCTTCTCCGTCAAATCCGCCTGCACGAATAGCACCCATAGTAACAACTAAAATATCAATTAGTGCATCAAGTTGTTCTACAGTATCGTTTGCTTCAACTGCTTCTTGTAGTTCTTCAAATTCTTCTTTGATCAAACTAAGATACATTTTATAGTTTGCTTCACTTGGTTCTTGATCACATGCTGAACCAAACGTATCAATGTCTTTAAATGGATTTGTCATTTTTACCTCATAAAAGCACTTGGATCAATTGTTGCATGTTCACCGTCGCTATATTCTGATCCAATACGAACATCGCTAGGTTTTTCGTCACTGTATGCTAAGACGCTTTCTGCTTCTACCATACGTATTTCAATCTCACCATCTGCTTCAGTATCAAGTTTTATACCTCGTGTCCAACGGCCGTGCTCAACTAAGATCCATTGTCCTACTTTGTAGTCGTCTTTGTTATCAGGACCTTTAGAATAAACTTTACCCCAACGAGGATATACTCCCCGTGTTGTTCCGTCATCAGATCTAATAATCAGTCCACTAGCAGTAGTTTGGTCACCGAAATACATATCAGTTACTAATACTCTATTTCCAATTGCTCTAGGTGTTCCTTTAATAGTATTGATGTTTATAGACATTAAGCACCTTTTCTTACAAAATTTCCATCTTCGTCTTCTACCCATTCCTCTTGATCATCAAGAGCCGCTTCTTCAGCTGCAACTTCTGCAGGCGCTGCTGATTTTTTTGTTGTACGTGCTGCTTTGGGTTTTTCAACTACAGTTTCTTCTACAGCTTCTTCGACAACTTCTTCAGTTTCCGCATCTACTGTAGGCTTTGGTCTTTTAGACGAGCCTACCTGTGAGTAGTATTCTTTTACAATATCTTCTCTCTTTCGTAAAATAACTCCACCTGGACCTAATTCATCACCACGTGCATTAACTTTAGCGTTTCCTACTGCCGGAACTAATTCATTCTTTTTAGTTAAAAGATCCATATCTACAGCTTTTCCACGCATACTTCTATACATTTTTTTGCCTTTTGCCATGTTTATTCTCCTATGAGTAAATGTACTTATCTTAAGAACTCTCTCCAATCCAGGCCATATTGGATTGAGTTTATTCTATGTACTCCTATAATATAAAGTACATAACTCGCTACACTAGATCCACGTCCTACACCCCATACAATGTTGTTCTCACGCATAAAATCTACAAGATACACCATATAGCGAAGTAAATCTAGTAAACCCTTTTCTTCATACGCAATAAATTCTTCGTCAATTCTAGCAACTTCATCGTGTGTATTGCATCTTTGTTCAACCCACGAATATATATCCATATTTTTATATTCATCAGGCATAAACCATTCACCTTGGCATACACCGTCAAAAGTCTTTTGATCTACATCTAGTGGAATATACTTTTGCAATGGATTCATACCTTGAGCTTCCATTGCACTATTGAACTTGTCAATGTCGTCGCTAGGATCGCATAAAACTACGTGCACTTTGTCAATATTTCCACTATAGATCATATCAACAAGGTCGCGATTAGAGAAGCGAGGTATACCTAGATCGTCAGTTTTCATAATCATGCATGTAGTTTAACTGATATTAATGAGATTGTCAAGTCCATTTTCGTCTGGACCTTGTTGATTTTTCTTTTGATTCTCAATTCTTTTTTCTTGTAGAGCTATTTTGTATGTGTCAAGTGCGAGTATTAATTGGTGACGTGTTTCTTCATTAGAAGTAATGAAGTAAATTCTATTAAGTTTATGTATTTTTTCTTCTAGTTCTGCTTCAGTGAGAGTATGTGCGTCATTGATAAATGGATGCATTATGCACTAAACCTACCCAAATAGTCTGCATAGATAACACTGTTGCCACCGTCGTATGACCAAAATTCTAATATTACAGGATCATCTGCACTATCTACTTCCAATGCCATAGGAAATCTAGGACTTTTCTTAATAGATCCGCCACCCAAAGCATTAAAAGTTACATTTACTACATCTTCTACACCTGGTCCAAACATTTGCACTCTAAAACGTGCTACTCTATCACCGTCTGCTGGGAAGCCTGCTAATGTTAGTTGAATAGTTTGACCTGCTGCTTCTTGTGCAAATCGTATGCTTTGATACATGCCTTGAGAAAAGTTAATTTCCTGGTTTGATGCTATTCCACTTTTTGCTAGGAAAGACTCTGTACTAGCATGCAATGTTCCGTCTGTTAATCTAGTTCCGTTAAAATCGTTTTCAGAAGTAAGTTTTGCAGTACCATTTTGAAGATTTGTAATCTCAGTAGCTGCTACACTCATCCCAGTTTTGATAATATTAAAATTATCACGAAATCCTTGAGTGTCGTTATCTTGACCTGCTACTGGATAGCTTTCGTCAATTGTTGAACTTATAATGTTACTTGCCATAGGTGTCTTTCCTCTTTGTATTATTTATCGTTATTATACATTGAATTGATAGTTTGCGAATACGATGAAAGTTTCATCTGCCTTATCATCTGCTCTCACTACAATATATCTATCTATATCATAATTTATCTGTCTTGGATCAAAATTAGCAGCATTAAGATTTCTTATTATATCATCAGAATATCCTGGTTTACAATAACACAAAGGTATCGCAGGCACATAATCTAACTCTTGTAAACCTTCCTGCGGTGTGCGCATCCATAATGGCAAATAGCTCCTGTTTGTTTCGCCAATTTGTGCAATATTGTTACGCATATTTGTAAAGTTACTAATATATCTTATGTTATCTTTTGATTGGCTTACTTTCACTGCATCACTGTCTACTTTTAATGTGTTTATAGGATCTGGTAAAATCTTGTAGGGTTCTGCATCTGATTTTTGTAATGTGACTGTGACATTGTCTTGATTTTTAATTACGATTTCAAAATCTTGATCGTCTACATTTAGTTCTGCATCTGGCGAGTCTCTAAGATCAATTGTAAGTATGTCTGCCTCGATGTTTACAAATTTTACTGTTGCTCGCCCATATACTGGTATAACATCATCTCCTGCACCAGTACGAGTTACATCGTCTGCGGAATTGTACTGAATACTATCTACAGTCAGCTGGTTTTGTGTTGCTATTGTAAATTTTTCTCTGGTGTTACCATCTGATGTATCTGCAGGATCATACACAGGTATATACACTACTTCATATACTACCTCATTAGTACCAGGTAATTTAGCTACAGCTGATTTAATTTGTCCTAAATTATATTTTTTACGCTTTGTATTTTTTGCAGCAGCCGCAGCAAATTCTTTAATTTCTTTTGCTTCTACTCCTGAAAATACAAGTAATTCTAGATTCTTTTGCACACCAAAATCAGGATCTTGCGGCCTATATAATTTATCTTCTTCAAAAATGCTAAAATCACTAGTAAAGCCTTGCAAATAATATCTTTCTTCTATACTAAGCATAGGCTTCATATAAATTTTTGTGTATTGAGTATTATCATTATCTTCAACAGTAACAGTAAACTCTCTAGAAACTGCTGCGTAATTAAATCTATCTCGTGCTTCTACAGTAAATTTAAATTCTCTATCAAAAGATGTGTCGCCTGGAAAGTTGCCATCCCATGTCATACCTGAGTCGAAATATGTTAAACCTGCGCCATCTGTGTTAGTATACTGTCTAGGCGCACCTATAATTTGACCATCGTAGGTAAGCTTCATGCCGTTGGGTAATTTTCCAGAAGTAATTATATATACCATTTTTGTATCAGGTACAGTACTTTCAGCTTTTATAGATAACGTGCTTTGGATATTAGCTGTGATATTTCCTAGATTGCTCGGAGTAAGCCATTTAATTGCACTTTCCACTTCACCTATAGTTTTTACTTCAAATGTTCTTGTACTGCTTGGTATATCTACTTCGTCCCTTGCAGAAATTACTATGTTTTTACTGAAAAAGTCATTTTGAAATAACGCTATGCCAATGTTACGACCTTGGTTTAGGGTAGATCTTAAATTAGAACCTAACCCTACTCTATCTTCGTTATCTCTTATTAAATCTATTCTAAACGAAGCACTGTCGGTGCCTTTAAAAAATTGACTAATGTTTTGTTTAATTCTAGTTAAACTTGTGCTGGGTAATTTTAGATTCCATACGTTATTACTTTTAATTTTTATATACGCAGGCCTTCCGTATTTTGATTCTATAGCTTGTTTTACAGCAGTCAATTGTTGCTCTTGAGTCATACTTTCTAAGTTTTCTGCTACTTGTGTCCAATAATCTGTGTTAAAAACAACAAGTTGATTCCCATCAGGTCCTAGTACAAATTCGTCATTCTCGTCAATTTGTGCTGTAGTAGAATGTGCTTCTGTACAAATGTATATGAAATTATTACCGCCTACTTCATCTGTGTATGTTACATAGTCGCCAACAAAATAGTTTGCACCTATTTGAATGTTTTCAGGCGCACCATATGGAAAAATAGGATCATTAGCAGGTGTAGTTTGTACAACATCGTACTCAATATATGGAGTTATACTATCAATCCTATACTTGTCGTTATCACTAAATGCAAGTGTTCTGTTTTTATATTTTACTTTTTCTTTTTCATTTAACCTATTAACAAAAATAAAATTATTTCCTACATTACCTGTTTGCGATAATACTAAACTAATTTCAGGTGCAAGAGTATCGTCTAAGAAAATTACATCATAATCTGGATTTGAATCATCGACATTTATAATATTGTAGTTCCTGTTACCAAGAAGAATATTACGCCCTCTCAATGCAAGTAGATCGTTTATGCCATCGTCTAATCCTGTTAGGTCAGTTTTATAAATTTTGAAACTGTTTTTGCCTAAAAGCACATCTTCATAGTATGTGCCAAACACTTCAACTGTTTCTAAATCAAAAGTAAGTCTTGTTGCTCTGATTGTAAATTTATTATCTTTAACAACAGCAGGTTGATAAGGTAAGTAACCATACACAGTACCATTATAATAATCTAAGCTAAGTCCCTGTGGCAAGACACTTCTGGTACCATCGTCGTTTTGTTGCTCCAGTGTGTATCTCACAGTGCCTTCAAGTTGGTCATTTTCAATTGTTTGTATTGGTATAAGAACATAATTATCTGCTCTCAAAAATCCTAAGTCTTTGGGTGTTAACCATTCCGGAGTTCTAACATTTGTTGCGTCTGCTGTAAACACGCCTGTACCTGTTTGCATCAATGTATTATCTGCTTTAAGGTAATCATCTCCTACAAGGTAAATTTTAAATTCACGTTTTACAAAAGAGTCTCCGTCAGTCACTGTTACTGCGAATGGATAATATCTATTTAATTTTTTAACTTGGTTAGTAGGTTCGCTGTATCCGTATGGTTCTGAATCATAGAAAAAACTACCAAAACCATTATTAGGAAGTTGTGCAAAGTCTAAGGGCAAATCGCCATATGGTGATTGATCATATCCGCCTCTTTCTACAAATTGATCTAATGCAAGTAGTGGTTCAACAATACCCTGTAATCTTCCATCGCCTGACAAAGTCAAACCTGGAGGAAGTGTCCCGTCACCTTCTGCAATAAAATATTCTAATTCGTCACCTGCCGATAAATCTGTATCACTTGCTAGTAAAGCATAGTCAATTAACTGGTTATCCAATATATACAATTGGTTATTTGATCCAACAGGAAGTAATCCTTCATTAGTAATCCATTCTGGTTCGTCTGGTCCTGTAACAACGATCTCGTATGTTCTATCTTCAAAATCATTTCCTACATACGCCCGTAGAGTAAACTTTGATGAAGTATCTCTTTGTACTTCGTATGTTGTGCCTTTAATATAAATACCTTCTATTCTACAGCCAGCTGGTAAGTTTCCTGAAATTAATTCAACCCTAGCATTTGTTACATAATTAGCAATCGGTAATCTAATACTTACATTGCGTCTTTCTACTAAATTGCTTATTTTTGTTCCTGAAGGCAATGACCATAAACTAGGTTTTGTAAATACATCACCTATATCAACTGGTTCTTGAATGTCCATTGATTGCTTTGTTGTATTTCCTATTATGTATGGATATTCAGGGGTGGTCAATTCACTATCTGCAAAAGTTAAAAAGTAAGCATAAGTCCCTTGTGGGAACTCAGGTGTTACACAAAATCTTCCATTGTGTTCATCCAAGTCACCTTTGCTTTTTCTATATGTGTAATCTTGAATAAAACTACCTGGGGACAACTCTACTTCTATGCCATCTATCTTAATTGTATCTTTGTATTTAAACTTATCGGGTCTGTGTTTGTCCGTAGGTAATAAGGCATAGCCAGATCTAAGATTTTTTATTAAAGATTCATTGTCTAGTGGAGCATCATAACCGTATGGACCATAAATTGGATATCCGTCAAAACAAAATCCTAAAATTTTGCTGTGTCCATCTGGATGTCTAAGATGATCTTCTTGGTAATTTGTGTTTCTAAAATAATCATTTGACAACCAAAATCTTTCAAGATCCATACCTTTGATCAAATTACTGCTGTGATAATGATATGAGCCTTGTTCTTGTGGATGTCCTCCTCCTAGATCTACACCAAAATATTCACCAAAATAAACTGCGTCATAACTGAATCCTCTAGGTGGACGAGAATTACTTCCTGGTATACCTGCATCGGCACTTGGAGCAGTGCCAACAACGCCATTTACAAAAATACTGTGTATACCAAATGTACTTACTTGTGGATTTTGTGTGTTTTGCCCTGCCCTGTAAACAAAATTAAAATCATACTCTTGTTTTTGGATCGTATTAGGGTTAGGACCAAACGTTCTGCCTAAATTAAAATCCCACTCTAATCCTGCTCGTGCAGGCCACGGATCACCGTCACTTTGGAACCTAATTATATTCTGTCCAAGTGATATATGTGTTGTACTTTTAAAAATCGTTTGATTATTGCTAACCGAAATGTTTTTTGGATCAAATGCCATACTAAGTTCCTTATACAGTATTTATCGGACTTAGTTATGCAATAGATCCTAAGTCAATTGTCCTTGGGTCTGGTAAAGCAAAAGTTCCAAAATCTACATTTGCGTCTTCTAACATCCAATCAATTATACTGTTTACAGTGCGCCCTATATCTCCAAAATCAAAGTATTGATCAAAGTATGGACCAATAGTAGATGGATCGTATCCATTTATTAAACCTGTAACATTGCCTGTAACATTACCCAAAAATGTTCTTGCTTGTATTGTGTTAACAGCTAGTATATCATTGTCGTCTGCGTCTAAGTTAGCCGAAAGTTTAGGATCTGATTCATTTTCTAGTTTATCGTTATACTTATTATTAACGTAAATAAATCCATTATCTGCAACTTCTACGTCTATACCTATGCCGCCGTGGATTTTAATATTCTGCCCTTGAAGGTATGTTTTTTCACCGTTTTCTACTTCTAGAGTAATTTCTGTAAATGCATTTGTATCAGAAGCAATTAAAATGTCACCATTTGGAGTTGCGTCTATAAACATATTATCACCAGCAACTAGGGATTTTAATCTAATGTCATAATTTACTATATTATCAAAAATACCTATACCTGTGCCTGTATTCGTTACAGTGGTTTTCTCATTGTCACGCAGGTCTAGATCTTCGAAATTTCTGTTAACTTTTACAAACGCTTCACGGAGGTCATCTCCTGTACCGTCGTTTGCAATTTGCCCTATGTTTATTAATTCAATTGCCATCTATTTTTCCTAATTAACTTACTGTAATGCTGTTATTCATGCCGTTGTGGATACTACACTGGTAGTAATAAGTTCCTGTTCCGTCGATTGTCCATTGCAAAGTTCCTGTACCCTGGCCGTCTACGCCTGATGCCTGACTACCGGTACCTGCAACCTGTTGTGTTTTAATATAAAATGGGTGTGCAGAAGCTGTGCTTGCATCAACATTAAACTGTACTTTATCACCGTCGTTGTATGCTAGTGTTGGTTGGAACTGGTTATTAAATGTTCCATTTCTGTCCTCACCACTCATGTAGTAATTGTTACCTGCATTAGTAACAGTAATCTGATAATCTGGTACAAATGCAGGTGTTAAAGAAGTATCATTAATTGTTACATTTACAGATGCAGTCGGTCCACCTTCAAGTGAAAGTTGGAAAAATTCATCTCCTTCAGTCACACTATCTTCAACAAATGTAAAGGAAGTAGAAGCACTACCATTTGAGTCTAACACAAAAGCACCAGTTAAACTACCTGCTGATATATCCCCCTCTGATATTCCTGTAACTGAATAAGCAATACTGTCACCTTCGTTTCTTCCTGTGGTTGTTAATGTAATAGTTAACGATTCACCTTCGTCAACTGACACTGCACTAGGTGTCAGATTGTAAGTTGGAGCAAGGGATGTATCATTGATTGTAATATCAATACTTGTTCCCGGCCCATCTAGTGTGAGCGTCATAGTTTCTGTACCTTCAGTTGCTACATCCTCAGCAAAAGTAAATGTAAGTTCGTCAGTGTTATTAACAATTGTAAAGTTACCTGTCAAATCACCAGCACTTAAATCATTCGCATCAATACCAGTGATTGTATAAGCAACAGGATCACCGGTTGTAATATTAGTTGTCGTTAGAGTAATAGTAACACTATCTCCTTCATTAACTGTTGTGCTGTCAGCTGTTAGTGTAAATTGCGCTTCAGGAGTCAAACTTGTATCCTTTATCACAACTGATATTTCATCTGCACCGTTATTCAGCGTTAGAGTAAAATTATCGTCTCCTTCTGTGGTTGCATCCTCTGTTGTTTGGATCACTACTGATGCAGTGTTATTCAAGATAGTAAAACTTCCACTTGTAGGCGCTCCGTTGATGTCTGCAGAAGTGACACCTGTGATAGTGTAAGGCACAATTGTTGTATCAGGAATATTTAAAGTATCTAACGTAATAGTAAAGTTTTGTCCTTCGTTAACTTCGTTTGCAGTTGTAGATAAATTATATGCTTGTGAACCAGCTGTGCTTGTATCTGAAATTGTTATTGAAATACTGTCTTCGCCGTTTACAAGCGAAAATATTAGTGTTTCTAAACCTTCTGTAGTTGCATCCTCTGAAATTCTTAATATAATAGAAGCAGTATTATTTTGGATGTTTAGATTACCACTCAAACTTTCTCCAGCAATATCTTCGCTAGATACGCCAGAGATCAAATATGCAACATTAGTATTATCATCAACATATTCTGTTGTAAGTGTAATTGTAACATCATCACCTTCAGATACATTTGGAACACTTGCTGATAATGTATATGTAGGAGTGACTGCTACACTTGTATCATTAATTGTAACATCTACAAATTGTGGTTCATTGTCTAAACTTAATCTAAATGTTTCTGGACCTTCAGTTGTCAAATCAGCACTAACATTGATATTTAATGTTGCAGTTCCTAGTAAAACATTAAAATTACCTGTCAAACTTTCGTCGTCTATATCTGAAGAAGAAACGCCTGAAATTGTGTATGGAATCTGTACTCCGTCTGCTACATTTGTTGTTGTAAGTGTAATTGTAAACGAGCCGCCTTCGTTTACAGATACTGTAGATACTTGCAGGTTATAAGTCGGATTAAGTGTGCCTTCTTTGTCAACATCGCCTATCAGCATTTGTGTTGCAGAGTTAAATTTATTATAGGCAAAAAGATTAGGACCACCTTTTATACTGCGCTCGTCGCCATAATCGTTATCTAAACCTGTTGTGTAAATTTTACTACTACCAGCATTATTTGTTAAGAAATTCAACATTTCAGAAGTAGTAATGTCTGGTTGTATCTGTGCATACAATGCTGCTATACCAGCAACTTGAGGTGCAGCCATTGATGTACCGCTAATATTCATTATTTTAAAACTTGAATTACTAGGATAATCTCCATCTACAAATTTGTTCACTGTACTAGATGCACTCATTATATTCGTGCCAGGAGCATAAATGTTTACACCAGGACCTGATTCCGAACTTACTGCTTTTTGTTCTTTGCCACTCGAATGTATTGAACTATCGATATTTCCTACCATGAAGGCATTTTGGCTGTGCGGCGAACCTCCTCTATTATAATATCTTGCTCCAAAGAAAGAATCATTAAAAAAGTTATCGTAATCTGCTCCTCCGGGAACGTCTATCTTCTGGAAACTATTGCCTGCTGCGATACATACATGGACTCCTGCCTCTATAAGTTCTTCAAGGTCAACATCTACCGAAGCTACTCTAACTCCAAAACGATATCCTGCGCCATCGAACGTGCCTATCATTCCGTAATCTGTGCGTCTAGTGGAGCCTGACCAAGGTGTTCCTCTATATGTTCCGCCACTTATACGTGTAAAGTATGTACCATATCCCCAACTCATGTTTACTATTGTAGGACGTTTTGCACCTGTAGCAGCATCTGCTGGTTTATTATTGTGCCACTCTTTTATCACATCAAAACAGTCACTAACATCTATACCGGTGCCCGAATCACCGGAACCTTCTAAGCCTGCAACCTTTACACTATAGATTCTAGCATTTTTCGCCCAACCATAAGTAAGTCCTGCGGCTATACCTGCGCAATGTGTTCCGTGACCATCATAATCTCTGTAATGATTACTACTTTGTGTACCTGGTAAACCGCTTGCAGAATACCAATCAATTTGCTGCACACGTGAGGTTCCAGAATAATTTTCAAATTCTGGATGATCTACTTGAATACCACTGTCTTGTATAACAATATCAACTCCTGTGCCATCCAATGTATGATTATATTCTGATGGACCAGCATTACCAATATAAGGATTATCTATAAAATTACAACGAGCAAGACCCCAGTTTATAAAGTCGCCTGAATCAGAACTAGTTTTAGTAAAATCGCCTGGTTGTGAAGTCAATCTTACCATTTCTATGTCGTCTCTTAGATCAGGACGTAATTCGCATGCTAACACTCTTGGATCATTATTTAATGCAGCAGCTTCTGCATCAGTTAAACTATAATGAGTATTACGCTGGGATCCTGGGCGAGCATTTGCAACTTCTACTGCACGACCTGGAATTGCTCCTGCACCTGTTGTTGCAATCATCTCTTGATTAAATGCTTCGTAGTCTACGCCTTTGTTTAAACTTACTATGTATTCTCTTTCGCTCATTTTAAATTCCTATTAATATAAAGGCTGCCATACAGCACCGTCGTAATAAACTGGATAACTTCTTCCTGATCCTTTTGCCGCAGGATCCCAAGTTACTCTGTCCGCAGCAACGACCATTCCATCTATTGGATTTTCTGGTTCAATTGCTAACGGTGTTAAATTCATAAAGTCAGTAAACATCGCATAATTCACCGCGTCGACCATTGGACTACTGTCATCTGCAAACACACTACCTTGTACATCTCCTGTAAACGATGCACCAGCTGTTAAGTAACCTGCAAGTGAATGATCGCCCCAGCTATACGCTGTATCCCAATTTGTTGCATTAGCTGTAGCTGTGTTAACATCTGCTGTAGTTGCATAACCTGCACCTGCATGGTCTCCCCAGCTATAAGCAGTATCCCAATTTGTGCTGTCCTCAACATTTGCTTTTGGTATTACATTGTTTACAGCATCTACTAATATTGTACTGTCGTCGCCAACTACACTACCTTTGATATCACCTACTATTCCGCCATTTGCATTTAATGTATCGCTAAACGGCGTGCCAAATAATCTAACAGCGTCTGCAAGCAAATTAATAGTAGTATTTGTACCTTGCGGGCTTAAAGTAATACCGTTGTTGTTGCCTGCTGCTGTTGTAATTTGTATACTATCGTCTGCTGTAATATTGTTTACAAATAGAGCCGTATTAAAACTTACATCGCCTGCAATATTTGTTGTGCTACCTGCATGTCCAATGTTGATTGTTGTTGCTGTTGCACCCATATTAAGTGTAGAATTATCAATATCACCAGTTAAATCGCCTACAAAATAAGCACCGTCAAGGGCTGTAAATGCACCTGCTGTTTTAAATTCTAAAGAAGGATTTGGACCTGCATCTAAATAAGGTCCTGTAAGCCATGTGTGAGTTTCTGCTTGTGTTTGAACAACTGTGTCGCTACCGTACGGATTAATGAAAATAGTGTTGCCAGTATCAGTAGTTGCGCCTGCCTTTATTTGTAATGGTCCAGGACCGTTAGTATCAACTAATGAAACATTTATTCCTATACCTGCAAAACTTGTAGCATGCATAGTATTGTTGACCGCATCTACCATTACAGACGAATCATCTGAAAATACTGATCCTGTAACATCGCCTGTATGATAACCTGTAGTGTTACCTATAACATCACCTGCAAATGTAGCATCTATTCCATTTGTGCCACTATTAAGAACTGTCACTCCGTTGAGAGCTTTAACATCTCCTGTAACATCTCCTGACACATTTCCTGTAACATCGCCAAGTAAGTCGCCTGTTACATTTCCGTAAACTCTTGCAACATTTAATTCTTTATTAAAGTTCCATCTATCATCAACACTTGTATATGTGAGTGCTGCACCTGAACCGTCAACACTAAGACCTGCACCATTGGCGGCATTTGCGTCTGCTGCTCCACTTGCAACTACAACATTAAGATCGTCTACTGTTAGTGTTGTACTGTTAATTTCTGTTGTTGTGCCCTGTATTGTAAGATTACCATTTACAACAACATCGTCTTCAAAAAACGCAGGACCAGCTATTGTGGGTGTAATTATTTTTCCTGCAACACCATCTATTATGACTGTGCTGTTATCTGAAACTACAGAACCTGTTAAGTCTCCAACAAAGCCACCACTTGCATTTATAGGCTGTACTACATCTCCGATGAATCTTATTTTATCAGCAGTAATGTTTACTTCACCTGTTGCTGCTGGTTGAATGTTTATTAGTTCTTGTTGATTATTACCGCTTGTTGTAAGTGTTAATCCTCCTATACCTGATATAGGTGTAATCATTGTAAGATTACTTGTGCGTGATCCTGTAAGGTCTAAAGAAGTTGTGATAGATGCATTTGTAGCATTCACGTCACCTGCTGTGACTGTTGTACTAGTTGTTGTTGCGTTTTCAACATTACCAACAACTAAACTGCTTATTCCATCTATAAGCATAGATGAGTCGTCACCGAATACAGATCCTTGTAGATCACTTACAAATGGTGCACTGCTAAATAAACTACCTAGTTGATCATCTAAATCCTCTATTCTTAAAAAACCAATATCGTCTGTAAATTCAGATAAAAATTGAGGAGCGCCGCCTAGTGCAGCATATGAAATCAAACCTGTTGTAGAATTGAAAACAACACTTCCTGACTCGTCAACTAGATTACCTACTAAATTAACTGCTCTTACTCTGCTCCAAGCTCTTTCATCTGTACCTATATTGCCTGTAAAAGTTGTTTCTGGTTCTATATCGCCTGAGCCGACAATGTTCTGTACATTAATAGTACCTAGATCACCCAATGGCCTATATTCGATTCCGTCACCGTTGGAATTTACTTTTACAAAAAAGTTTTCTGCGTCTTCGAATGTTGCAGGTGTATCAATTAAATCTGAAAACCCTACAGGTTTTACTGGAAAGCCTCGCACTAATAATTCTGAAGTGCTGATAGTTCCACTAGAATTAATATCATTAACGCTTATTATACTACTATTTGTAAGATCTAGATTATCACCGTCGGGCAATTCCTTAATTTTATTGCCGTCTGTAGTGTCTAATACTAGGGGAAATCTATTTGCCATTCTCTAAATCCTATTGTTATACATATTTATCGTAATCAACTTATACGCCACCTTGTGCAATTTGTCTCCAAGCACCTGCTAGATACACTACCATAGTTTGTGCAGCGTTTGACATTGGATCCCAACTTGTACCATCTGCAACTGCAACCATTCCGTTTACTGGACTACTAGGCTCTGCTGTTAATACAGGTAATGTAAGTGTGTCTGTAAATGTTGTACCGCTAGGTAAACCGTTTGCTTGTATTGCTCCGCCTACAATTGGTGCGTAATCTAAATCGTTTGTAAAATCTGAAAGTGCTGTTGGAATATCAGCTGTTAGTGCAAGTGTGCCATCTGCGTCTGGTAGTCTTACAGTTCTGTTTGCTGTTGGATCAACAACTTCTAATCTTGTATCAAATCCATCTGTAGTAGAGCCTTCAAAGTTTATGTAAGCGTTTTTACGAAGCATAATAAAACTATTATCTTCCATTGTAAGATTAGTAGTAAGGCTTATGCCGTTTCCTGGATACCAGTTACTATCTATGTCGTCCCAAATCAAAGGTTGCATACTTCTGCTTGGTGCTATAGTTGCTGTATCAACATCTGTAAGGTCATTAATTTCTGTTGCGCCAGCGGCAGGTAATCCTGTAACAGTTGAACCTGTAAAGTCTACTGAACCTCCACTTACAAAATCAACTGCACCATACATTGTGGTTGCTACGCCGCTTTGGCTGTCTAGTGCAATGTGTGTGCTTTCTGCACCTGTTGTTTTACTTGACAGATACATTGTTTTATCTGCGTGACCTATAAAGGTTGCTGCTTCAACAATACCAAATGCACCATCACTAACTTTTACTCTACCTGAACCGTGTGGTGTAATATTAATATCATTATTAGTACCAGAAGACAAGTCTAAATTTGCTGATGCAACAATCTGTATAGGACCTGGACCAGTAGAGCCACCATTTGAAATAGTTAAGTAATTGTCACTTGCTGCCATCCAGTTTGTGCTAGATATAGTGCCTGTAACCTCGCCAGTAATTTTGCCATTCACACCATCTACTAATAGTGTGCTGTCATCACCAAACACACTACCAGTCAAATCACCTATGATAGTATCAAATCTACCTGTGCCAGCGGCAACCTCACTAGATGCATTACCGTTGACATAAATTACTGCATCGCCTGCTCCTAATACAATAGTGCTTGTGTTGGTAGTACCTATGTTTACTCTTGCAGGGTTACCTGGAGTACCACTATCAATTCCACCTTGGATGTATAAATCAGTGTCTCCTGGCAGTGCTGTAATATTATTTGTTTCAATTAAACTATTTTTTATGTCACCAACAACCATACCAGCCACACCATCTACTAACAGTGTGCTGTCGTCAGCAAACACTGAACCAGTAACATCGCCACTAAACGGATCAACTGCTGCAATAGCTAAGTCTACTTCTGTTTTAGTATATGTTGTTGCTTGCGGTGCATATCCTGCTGCACTATGGTCACCCCAACCAAACGCTGTGTCCCAGTTAGTTGCTTCTGTGCCTGATATATTTGCACTTGGAATAACGCCGTTTACACCATCTACAAGTAGAGTTGAATCGTCACCAAATACACTGCCCATAGTGTCTTGTGTTTGTATTGGATTGCTTCCGCCTACAAGTAATGCTCCGTTTGAATTAACTTCAATCCTTACACCACCTAAGTAAATAAAATCTGCTACATGAAGATCTCCCCACTGTGCGGTTGTACTTCCTAAATCGTATGCACCATCAGTTCCGGGAATTAACGAAGATTCTAAATTTGCAGGGTCTGTAAAATTTCCGGCATACAATTCGTTAAAGTTTGCGTTTATCTTTTGAAATGCTGTGCGTATTGGATCGCCGTCGCCCTTGTTCGGACTTGTACCTATATCAATTGTTAGTTTTGCCATTTTGATTACCCTTTAGAAACGTTACTCTTAATTTGCCAGATGTAGCAACCACTTGACGCGGTTGCTCATCTTTACTTGTAGTTACTTTTGCTTTGTCTTGTGATACTAGTTTTTTTATTTGACTATTTTTCATTAGTGTTTTCCTACAACCACTTCAACAATTCCTCTGTCTTGGTCTAGTTTTTCACCTACTGCTTTACCAATTACAGTACCAACTTTTGGATCGTTATTAACAATAGCATATCCTGCCACAGCACTTGTAACTAGCATATCACCTTTGTGAACTTTTCCTATTACCTTACAAGGTACTCTACCCTGTAATGCTAGTCCTGTAACATGATTGCCTTCTAATGCGCTGTTCATTAAGTGTGCCGGATTTGTTGTAACAACTCCAGCTACAGTTGATTGTCCTTTTATACTACATGCAGTAACTTCTGCATCTCCACCAAACACAAGTACTGTGCCGGGCTCGTAGTCAGCATCACCTAGATAGTTTTCTGCTAAGTCAGCGTAGTATGCTTCAGTTGCTGTACCACGGAACAAGTTAGCAAATATCTCGTTGTATTTTTTAGTTGCGCTACCTATATTGTAAGCACTATCAACATCTGGTAACATACCGTCTTTAGTAAACTTCATTGGCGACACACTTTGTCCAGAAGTACTATCTCCTGTTACAATTGATATCTCACCAGCTACTGATTTACCAGTGTTTGCACCGATTGCAATACCTGTCGACGCAGTACCTTTTTCACCTGGTGCTTCAAGGAATGATGTATAAACCCAATCTACAGCAAGTACAGGTTCCCCGTTAAAGTTTGATGTATTTTGTAAAGCACTTTCTCCAACTCCTGTGCCTGCAACATTAATACTACCTGCAACTTCAAGTGTTACATTTCCGTTGTCTGTAGTTGTACCATCACCTGTTGCTTCAAACACAACACCTTGTGCAGGAGTCTTGTACTGTATTGTTGTGCCGTCTAGTGCTAGTATTTCATAACTACTGTCACCGCCGAGTATCAACGAGTTAACTTGGATGCTACCGTTTACATCTGTTTTAACTATTGAGTTAACTTCGCCTGTCTTGGTTACATTTGAAATACCGTAAGTTCCTGCGCCAGTTTTAATTAGGGCTTCACCTGGATCACTTGAATCCGGAATAATGTTTGCTGCATCAAAATCAGAATCTAATAATCCGCCGCCTTCGTCAATTACTGTATTAAATGAAACAGCACTTACCTGTCCATTTCCAGCAAGACTGCGTCCTAGTACCATATCTTCATCTATTAGTTCGATATCTGATAATGGAACAGAACCTGCTTTAACTGTTACCCAGCCGTCTGTTATTTCAAAACGTGCGTCATCAAAACTTGCTACACCTAAATTGGCTTGTGTAATGCCTGTTGCATCTGCTCTAGTTGTAGCAGCATTTAATAAAAGTTTACTTTGAAGTATTCCGGCATTAGCATTAACATCACCATTTACAATAGTATTAGGTGCAATTTGCATATTAATTGTTGTATAGCGATTAGTTACTTCAGAACCTTGTACTGAAACTTCTCTGTTTGTAGAAACTAAAATGTCACTTGCAACATTCCATACACCATTTGCCCATTCATCAGCAGGACCATCAACAACAGCTCCCTGGGCTCCTCCAACAACTGTTACAACATCGTTTGTATTAAAGTTTGTTACTGATGTTGGCTCGTATACTAAAACTGTTAATTCGCCTTCATATCCTTCACTTGAAAATACATCAACTAGTGTGCCAGTTGCTCCAGTAACAGTACCACTTATTGTGTCACCTCTTTCAAAAGGCGCACTAACAACACTACCTGCACTTAGGAATAGTTTTTTGTATCCAGTTGATACTAATAGTTGGCCTTCATCTAAATCATTAATTTCGGTGTCTCTAAAATCTGGAATAGTATCGTTGTCAGCACCTGCTGCATCAACATATGCTTTAGTTGCAGCATCTGAATCTGTTTCAGGTGCTTTTAAGTTAGTAATTGTATTACCAGCAGCATTTAAGTCATCAGTCATCGGTACTGCGCCGTTTGGAGCAAGTACACCTGGTCCTATTTTGTTTGCAACTGGAGCACCTGTTGAGTCGTAACCTAAACGTCTGTTTACATAACCACGTACAGCACTTTCTGTTGGGACGGTATCTGATGCATTGTCAGTCATTGCTGTATCTGTTGAGAACTCAGTAATAACAACACCACGCTTAAAGCCTAGTCCGTCAACATCTGATAGTGCAAGTGATGCACTAAATGTAACAGTACCAGTACCTTGGTCAACACTGAAGAATCGTCCTACACGGAATATACCGTTTTGGTCTGTACTTACATAGAACACACGACCCTTACCACGCTCGTCAACTTCTTTTGCTTGGTCGGCTTCTCTTGGTAGACCGAAGATAACATTTGGATAGTTACTTTGGTTAAATCCACCTGTACCAACATCTAAGAAATCGTGTGCAGTAGCACGACAGGTTGAAATGTTAACGGTAACATTACCAGTAGCACCTGCTTTTAGACCTGCACGTAAAGTAACAGTTTCTGCACCTAATACCATTGACGAATTAATACCATTTATAGCTACTTGGTTAATATCGTCACCGACTGCTACTAGGTCAACTATACCGTAAGCATTATCTTCTGCAGGCGCAACTATTGTATCTGTTGCATCAACACCTCTATAATTATAAACATAGAACTTCTTCCCTCCCCACGATAATATAGGAGCCGGAACTAGTTTTGCTGGAGTCCAACCTAACGGTCTATTTGATTCGGGTGTTAAGTTATTGTTATTAAGTCTTGATATTTCGTTTGCATCAACTGTAGGTTGAACAGCAATTACAACGTCACCAATGGTGCTGCCTTTTGTAGTGCCTGAACCTGCATTCGCTACTTCTTGAGCTTTTGTTTGATCAACAATTAATCGTATATAATCGTATGTTTCATCAAATCCAGCTTGCGCTTCATTAACACCTAAATCTTCACCAATTGAGTTTGATGTTAAGAAACTGATTGAACGATATACATAATCAGGATTTTCATCGAATACAACAGCAGTGCTTGGACGAATTGTTAATACATCTGGTCTTGCAATGTCTCCTAATATGTGTGTTTGGTTACGTCTATAGTTAATTAAATCTCCCCATAATACTTCATTGAGTAGACCGTTAGTACTATATCTTACATCACTGGTTGAGAAGTTTAACTTATAAACTTGTCCTGTATATTTTGGAGTACTTGCCTCTATTGATATTGTACCTGCAATACTTGCTTCAGTGATGCCGCCGTTTGGATCAACTGCATCAACAGTAATTACTGCATCGTTAACAACATCAATACCGCCTAAATGACTTCCTAGTACTGTAACAGTATCTCCAATAGTATAATCAGTACCTGCATTTGCAATTATAACAGAATAACCATATTCAATAGTTTTGTCAATACTAAAGATTGCGCCAGCCGCAGTGCCACTAGCACCATTTGCTGGTGCTGTAGTTGCAGGAATAGTTGTATTAACTAGCTCATAACGTCCAACAACATGATTAACTTCTGTTGCATTTGCTACTTCATAACGTGCAAATGCTGGACGAGCAGGGTGATATATATCAAATTCTGATCTATTACTTGGAGGATCTATCATATCAAATACATGAATTGATAGTTGCTCTTGTGGGTTACCATAACCTGTACTATCAATATCAGTTGGAACACTATCTGCTCCTAAGGCAGATGGTGAACTAGGACCTCCAGTTACTTGTATTTCATTTGTAGTGTTAAATGATCCTGACACATTAATTAGATATACATGATAAGATCCTGGTGCACTTGTATCTACAACTACTGTTCCTGTTGCACCTGTTATATCTTGTGTTAGTTCATCGCCTTCTACTAATGCAACTGGTGCTGTTGTAGTAAGAATTAGATCAGCAGCAAATGTTTTAGCAGGTTGTGTCATGTCTTCTCTCAGCACAACAGCATCTGGAATTTCATTTGGATCAGCTCCTTCAGCAACAAGTCCGTATTCACCGTAACATGAAGAGCCTGTTACACTTCTAATTTCTGAACCATTCTTAGCATAATAACTTGCCCAACAGTAGTATGTAAACATACTAACCATTTCTGATAGCGCACCGTTTACACAAACTAATCCGTAACCTAGGTCGTTAACTTGTGTAAAGTCATTACCTAGCATACTTCTGTTACCAGCTGTTTGTAGTGTAATTGGTAAAGGAGAATTTACACTTTGTACTGTTCTGTGTGCTATAAGGTTTGAATTTTCGTCAATATCGTTTTTAGCATCAACACGTTCTTGTGGAGCCCATGCTGTAACAGGATATACTTTTGCTGGAGCAGCACTTACACTATCGGCATTAACAACATCAACAATAATTGTTACTAAACTCGAAGCTTCTGCTTGTTCTGTAGCTGTACCAACATTACCTCCATTGTTATCTTGTCCTGCATATGTGCCGCCAACAATATCACTAACAATAGTTGCTAATTGTGTAAATGCTGCTGCGGTATAAGGCTTCTGCGCTTCTGGTAAGATACTTACTGCGCCTTCAAAATATGCTTCGGCTGCTCTAATACTTCCTGTGTTGCCACCGTACTGTATATCATAGCTTAATGCATCTACAATATATTTTGTATCACGTTCACATGCGACTGGATCATAAGTGTTTCCGGGAACTTGATTAGCATTGATCCAGGTTGTTAATTCAGTAGCAATAAAATCTCTGTTTGCTTGTAATATTTCACGTGCATAACGTTTATTAGGGTCAGTACCTGGGTCTGACCAAACAACAGTTGCCGCTGGATTACTTTGCATAATAGAGTATATTTCAGCCATTCTGTTTTGGACTGCTGAAGTAGCTACGGGTGAATCTGCAACTTCAGGCAATGCCAAAACTTCTGCTTCTGTAACAGCTAGAGCTGCTAGTGTTTCAGTTAACTGATCATTAATAACTTCGTTCGCATAGCTTCTAATATAAGATAGTCCATTAAGTACACTATTATAGTTTGTACCAAATGCAACGTCAAACCCTAATCCTTCGAGAATATAAAGTGTATCTCTATTACACTTATCTTCATCAAACTCAAATTCTCCTACGCTATCTAAATCAATACCAGTAATCAAACTACTTGTAGTTCCCGTAAATCCTGCACCGTCATTTGAGTTTTGATCTAGAATAATTTCAGCTGTTCCGAAAGCAGGATCGTATTGTGTAATTGCATTAACTTGGAAACGTCTACCGTCTATATAGAATGCACTTGGAGTTTCTGGTTTACGCAAGAACAAGCCTTGATTTGGTAAACTCTTAATCTTAAGTCTAAATGCACTGCCGTCTACTTTTTCAATTACTTGTACAGCACTGTTTCCAGTGAACGCATCAATAAACATACCACCACTAAACACTTGTTTGTTTTGCGATCTTGAGAAACTCGAACCAACTTGAATATATGGTGATTTAGTTAGTACTTGTCCTTCGGGATCTAGTACAACCATATACCCACCGTGTCCTTGTACAGTTACGTTGCTAACACGAGTAGCATCGTTCATCAAGAAGACATCCATGTCTTCGTTTCTTAATGGAGGGTTATAATCATCTGGAAATTCTAAGCCAAATGTAACTGTTCCAACTAAGTTTGCTACTGTTTCTGTTGGACCAAATACTTCTGTCCAATACAATTGAGCTTCTACAGTATTAAATACTGTGCCTGATCTATGCTCTACATTACACTGCCAAAATTTCATTTCAGCTTCAGCTTGGTCGTAAAACTGTACTACATTTCCTACACGATATAAATTATCTGCTTCCCAATCTGTAGGTGCGGCTGCGCCGTTAAATAGGTCTGGTGCAGGATATTCTAGGTTAACACCATAAATGTTAGGAGCACTATTATCAAACAACGATTCTACTATAGTTGCAATGTGTTTCATACCTGCTATGCAACCTGGAATGTTAATGCTTCCTAATGATCCAGGATAAAATTCTCCTTGCATTTCGAGTGAAAATTCATTTCCGCCAGCACGTAAGTCTTTTACAAGTGCATCAACAATATAGCCTGTATCTCTTTTGGATTTTGCTTCTGAATAGTTTCCTATCATTGACGGATATGTAGCATTTATAAATTCTACAACTTGTTCTTGAATAAACTCTTTGTTGTCAATAAGAGTTAGTGCAGCAGTTTCCCAATCGCCTATGTTACGATAGCCAGCACCTGTATTTTTAAGTTTGCTTGGATCTCTTAAATAGTGATAACCAAAGTATCCATCAACGTTACCACTAGTTGGGTTAACATATTCAACACCATTTGGAATATTAGTTATTTCAATAATAACATCGGCAGCACCGCCACCACCTAGTTGACTATCAGGAATAGTAACTAGATCGCCTACTCTCCAATTTTTACCTGAATTTGTAACTTCAATATTTGTAATTGCACCTGTGGCTGATACCTCTAAAGTAAAGACAGCATCTTCTCCGTAACCAGTTGATGCATAATCTTGATCACTTACAACATAGGTTCCTTGTGTACGATTACTATCTGCAGGAGTAGTGCTATTAATTGCACCGATTTCTGTTCTTCCTAATACAAGCCCGTCAAAATCTCGGTCTCTATAAAAGAAAGTTCCTGCATATCTTGATTGTGATACACGTTGTTTAGGTCGAATTAGTACTCGTCTGAATTCATCACCTAAAATAGTTACGTTTGTTGGAACACGAATTGGATAGTCTTCATAGTAAATACCCGATTCAACAAGTAATGTAACTTGTGTTTCACGTACAATATTTCCGTATTCTAATTCTTCACCTGGTTCAAATTCGATTGGTTTAAGTAATTGTACTTCGATCTCATCAGTTTCTGCAACACTAACTGCTCTTGGTCCTGATTCATATTTGTAATCAATAATACGAGCAAGAGCACCTGAATTTCTACCACGTATAACTTTACCTGGAATAATATCTGTGTTTTCAGGATTTGCTTGATCAATAAAACCAAAGTTGCCATTACCTACATTAATTTTGTATGTTGTTTGGCCATCAACAATACTAGGCGCATCTAGTACTCCGTTGTTAATAATATCTACAATTATATCAAATTTTGAATCAATAGCATTATCTGCTAATGTGTCAGGGACAACAGCTGGTTCAATGTATTGTACTACACGATCTTGATATGTTGTTGGTACAGCAGTATTGGTTAAAATATACTCTCTTACTAGTGTTTGTGCATATCTAATACCAGCTACAGTTTCAGTGTATTGACTTCCAATTGCCTTCTGCGCACTTGGATTTGAGAAATAACGGAAACCACTCCAACGAGATAGATAGTTTGCGTTATTACCTAATAATGCATCAAGTGTAACAGCTTCTAAGATATAACCAATATCACGCTGACATATTTCAACGTCATATGTTCCTGCAAAATCTGGATATGTTGCATCAATGTACGCTGTAACTTCTTTCTGAATAAATTCTTTGTTTTCTAGTATAAGTGTTCTAGCATTTGTACGTCCGTTAATTGGACTAGTGATACCTGCTGTAACAATGTCTGCAACACCTTCACCATTGTTGTATGTCATTGTTTGCATATACGGACCAGGTTCATATGGAGCAGAAAGTATAATTTCTTCTGCTTTACGTGACGCTGCATTTACAGTTCTATATGCATATGCTGGATTACGTCCTTCGCGTCCTCTTGGAGTATTTTCTTGGCTATCACTACCTGTCTGTGAAACGTACAAGTTTACTTCACTTGTTGCTGCTGCATTATCAACATATAGTTTTGTTGCTGCTTGCAAATCGTCTGGACCATTTGGTAATCCAAATCCGCTTAATTCTCCCGGGTGATCAGAAAGATGTAGTATACCTTCCATTTGATCGCCTTGTCTACGAACAATTGATTTACGTGGTAGTGCTTGGTTATCTAACCAGTTGCCCTCAAGGTCTTCGTCATATGCCCCATCAGTAATTGTAAATGTACCACTACCGCCACTTAATAATATTTGTGCTACGCCTGTTACAGCGTCTTCTTCAGTTTCATACAATCCAATTAATCTAGTATCTAACACACGAACATAATAAGTTGATCCATTGTCAACACCAAACGGTTCGGTGCCTGTTGTACGGAATACAAACGGTGCTCCGTTAAACGCTTGGCTTAATCCATGATCCTCAATAATTAAACTATAAAGTTCTATACCTGTAGCAGTTAAAGTATATTGACTAACTGTAGTTGGTTCGTCTCCAATTCTAAGTCCGTCACCTGCAACATCCTTTTGTTGATAGTTTCTATCAGCAAAGTTTTTATCAATAACTAGAGCACCTAAATCAAAGTTAGTATCGTAAGTATCATTAAATCGTTGTAGAGCTTCTTGATCAACACTAACATTAGCAATAGGCTGACCATTGGCATTTAATGGTCCAAACAATGATGGTTCAGGGTCATTAGAAACTTTCGATATAAGTTGTTTGACAATTAATTTACCATCTACACTAAAGTCAAATCCAATAGTATCAGATGTTCCGTCTAACTCAAAATCAGATGCAAGTTCTAAAAAATTAATTCCTGATCCGTCACCTTTTACAGCAGGAACTTTGTTTTCGTTTCCTTCGTATGTATTAGGTGTATCACTAAGATCAGTGTATGATATCTGTCCTCCGATACCAAACACTGCATATAATTCGCTAAAGTTTTCGTTTACTTTACGAAACGATTCGCGGATGCTATCACCGGTACCGTCATTACCTTCTACACCAATATCAATGTTCTGCTTTGCCATTTAATTTGCTCCGTTTATATTGCATCTATATTAAAATTTACACTAACGCCACATCCGCAAGCTGATGATGCATTTGGATTTCTAATATCGAATTGTGATCCTATGAGGGATCTTACATAATCTATCTCTGATCCTAGTAAAAAGAATATACTTTCCTTGTTTATTACTAGTTTTGCTGTGCCTCGTTCTATTACTTCAGCATCTGGTAAAATATCAT